AATTTAATATTTGGTGGAAGAAACGAGGTCAATTAGTAGGATTTTTAGGTATTGTAACGTATCTAAATATCTACTTTATATTGTTAGGGTCTTTAGTAAAAACAAACAATTTCTTGGCTGTTGGGTGGTTAGTTAGCTTCTTCTCTTGTGTTTGGTGGTATGCATGGCAAAGCAAAAAACAGGGATGGGCTATTTCAAAAGGTATTAAAAACACACATTAAATAAATACAATGAAAAATATCTTAGCACTATTAACTATCCTCTTGGTATCTACTCTTTCTTATGGGCAAACTATAGGTAAAATAAAATCAGAAACCTACCAAGCTGAGTTTGAAAAAAAGAAATCAATTAATGATGTATCCGATTATTATGGAGACATGATACCTATAGCTTTACTTAAAATATCAGCATCAGATGCTGTTTATGAGATGTGGCCTGAATTAAAAGATGCACGTATCGGTTTAGGAGTTACAAATATGGTAATAGAATATTTAGACTGGACTAATCGCTTTGAATTTGTTGAAGAAAAATCTGAAATAAAAAACAGAATGAAAACACAATGGGTAGCCTCAAGAAAAGGTATATCTGAAAATAAAATATATGGGGTGGGTAAAATACAACTAGCCAAATATTTTGTTACTATAGAAATTTACGATTTTTCAGTTTCGGAAGATGAAGTTCTTTCCCTCTCAAATGGGTCTAAACAAACCCAAACAACTAGATTGGGGTTACAAGTTAGATTTACAGATGCTGAAAGAGGAACTTATTTTGTGGGGTCTGGTTTAGGAGAAGCTAATACTGTAAAAACACAAGAAGGATTACTAGGATTAGATGTGGAAGAAATAAAATTCCGACAATCAGCCATAGGTGTAACCACACGTAAAGCATTAGAAACAGCATCCGCTAGGATAGTTGCAAGAATGATAAGAAAACGTATATTTGAAAACTAATGAATGAAAAAAAAGTTTTTCATATTCTTATCGATATTATGGGTAAATTACTCATATAGTCAAATATTTACACAAACTTTCATAGATAGGTGTACTGGGGAGGTACAAATAGTAACAGCTAACTTTAATACAGGTACAGCTGTAGTAGCGTTCTATGATGAAGCCAAGTTATTTACCTACAAACAATACATTAATGGAGATTTACAAAGGTGGCTCCAACAAAAATATTCTTGGTGGGCCGCTCTTTCCCCATGTTCTTCAGCAACTGTCCAAACCCAAAATGCACAAAATATAGCAAATAGTGCTACAAATAATCCAAGTAGTTCATCTAACCCCCCTCCAGAAAACACTACACCTACTACAGATAGCCCTGATATTGGGGACACCCCAACTACTTCAGATAATACTGATTCAAATCAAAATAACCCTAATGGGGAAGAAAATTTAGGTGAACCTATAGGAGAAGAATCTAATAGTGGTATACCTGAAGAAGGGTCTGGAGAAAGTGGTGGTGAAACACCAAATGAGGTAGATACTGAAGAACCTGATGTAAGCGAAAACAATGAACCAGGGGAAAATGAAGTTAAAGAAACAGAAGACATTCAAGAGGAAGAGACAGAAATAAAAGAAGAAGACATTCAAGAAGAAGAGACAGAAATAAAAGAGGAAGAAACCCAAGAGGAAGAGACAGAAACAAAAGAGGAAGAAACAAAAGAGGAAGAACAGGAGGAAGAGACAGAAACAGAGGAAGAAAAAGAGGAAGAGACAGAAACAGAGGAAGAAAAAGAGGAAGAAACAGAAACAGAGGAAGAGAGTAAAGAAGAGGAAAAAAAATTCATGCCTATCCAACTTAAGGCTGATATGCTTCAACAACAAGCTTTGACTCTAAATTACAACACAATCATAAGTATGGGTGCTTCTCAATCTTCAATTTATGGGGATAGAACTAATACCGCTTCATTAATGATATATGACAACTTAAAACAAATAGGTTTAAACATAGGAACCTCAAAAATTTCTCTAACAGACAATTACCAGGTATCTTGGGTAGATGGTATATCACTTTCTTACATGAAAAACTATAATGTAAATACAGTAGGTATATCCCTAACTAGAACTAAACCCTTAGGAAAATATGGTAGTATTGGGTTAGGTATAAATTATTCTACCATGTTTGGGGAGGATCAATTAGGAGAACAATTACCTAACATATATTCTTTAGGGTATAATTTTTTATATACTAATTCTATTAAAATAAACCCTAGAATTATATATTCCCCAGCTATTATAGCTTCTCAAACCCCTATGAGTTATGTAGATGAAACTGATGACGCTTTAGCTTTTGGGGCGGTAAGTAAAGACTTTATAGGGATACTAGCAAATTCTTTTATGGTAAGATTAACTAAATCCTTTTCATTTAATCTTGGGTGGACAATAATATATAGTAGCAATGAGTTTGTTCCTATAATGAATTCTTTTATGATAGGATCCAAAATACCAATATAATTATGAAAAAAATAGATTTAAAATTAATTATTATATTTTCTCTTCTAATAGGAATAGTCTATCTTATTTTAAACCCCAAAGAGACAGTAATTGAAATACCCATTGAAACTATTAAAGTTGAAAAAATAACTGATACTATCTTAATAGACAAAATAGTAGAAAAAGAAATAACTAAATATATAACTGAATACAGAACCGAAATAAAAACAGATACAATAATCAAAGAAATTGAAAAACCAGTTGAAGTAATAAAAACAATTTATAAAAAAAAGTATGTAAATAATTTTATAGATGTCCCTAGACCTAAAATCAATAAATGGTTTATAGGATTTGGTTATCAATTTGATAAAGACAATTATTTTAGCGGTTCAAACATTAAATTAATGTATAAATTCAAAAGTGATAAAATGTTTAGTATAGACGTAGGCTACAGGAATGACCTGTTAGATGCGGAAACAGGTGTAAGTAAACTTAGGCCTTACATAGGTGCATCTATTTATTTTAGACTTGATAAAGACAAAGAATAGTCATATATTTATAATAAAAATTAATATTATAAATGGATTGTTATACTAGAAAACAAATCAAAGAGGCCGTTAAGTCTAAAGGACATAAATGGTTTGAAAGTGGAAACTACAACTTAAATATTGTAGGAGTTAGAAACTCAGACACACAAGGTAAAGTTACAAATAAATTTGATGATTATTTAACAATTTCATATAATGTAGATGGGGTAGAAAAATTCCATTGTTTTAAAGCAACAACAGATCCTGGGTCTCACTGGGAAAGAAATTTACTTAATAAAGATGGAGTAGCTATTTTAGTCCCTGGCCAATATAGGGGTTCACATAAAATAAGAAAACATCAAGGTAAATATGAAGCTTTATGTCAACAAAAAGAAGTTAAAGTTTACAGAGATAATAATAAAGATGGTGTTTATGATACCCTAGAAGAAAATATACATGAAGGTATTTTTGGTATTAATATACATAAAGCAGGTTCTAGAATAAACGGGTCTACTCAAATAGATAAGTGGTCCGCTGGTTGTCAGGTATTTTCCAAAGAATCCGATTTTAACCAATTAATGACTTTAGCATATAAAGCTAAAGATTTGTATGGTAATTCCTTTACTTACACATTAATTGAGTCAAAAACTATAATCTAACATGAGAACCACTAATACCCTAACCGCTTTAATCATATCTGTGAGTACAACATTAGCATTTATTTGTTCCTATTTTATGGAACTAACATCATCAAATATAGAACAATATTTTGCAGTAGCTATGGTAGTGTTTGCTGACGGATTTTTTGGTGTTATAAAAGGAATAAAAGGAGAAGGATTTAAAACTTTCAAAGCCCTCAAAATATTAAAAACTTTATTTTTTTGGGTTTTAATTTTAACTGTAATCCTAGGAATTGAAAAAGGATTTACAGGTACTTCTTGGTTGAGCGAAACCTTACTTACCCCTTTCCTTGTGTTTCAAATGATAAGTATTCTAAAAAATGCCTCAATGGCTGGGTTTATTACAAATGACCTATTAAATGTCCTCTTGGATAAAATAGATAAACACAAAGGTCAGAGACAATAGCCCCTTTATGATAAAATAAAAAATAGGTTGCCCATTTGGACAACCTTTTTTATATTCATAACAAATATTTAAAAAAAAATAATATGGAAAAATTAAAAAAAGGTATATTCCCCTTTCTAATAGCATTTTCTGCCCTGTCGGTATCTGCTTCGGCCGCTTTCTATTCAGTTAGTGGCCTTAGCAAACTCTTTGCTGGTGCCTCATTTGAAGTAATTATTATGGCTGGGTCTTTAGAAATATCTAAACTTGTGGTAGCTTCATTACTATATCAATACTGGGATAGTTTAAATAAATTCCTTAGAACATACCTTACTGTGGCATGTACAATATTAATTATAATCACCTCGATGGGAATTTATGGTTTTCTATCTTCGGCGTACCAAGAAACCTATTCTAAGCTTTCTACACTAGAAAATAAAAAATCCTTTATACAACAAAAAATAAACTTTTACCAATCAGATGTAACAAGATATGATACTGAACTTGAAAGGATTAGTAACAATATCAGTACCCTTTCTAATGCCAAATCTCGATCAATCCAAGTACGAGACACTTCAGTAGTTGGGGGTGTAAGAACAACAATCTCCACTTCAGAACTCAGAATTTCACAAAAAAGAATTGGGGTAGAAGAAAATAACCGTAAATTAGTCCAAGCTAAACGAATGGTGGCTGCTGATAGTTTACAAAAATTCCAATTAGAAGTACTAGAACTTTCCAACAACAATGAAGTAGCTGGGGAATTAGGACCCCTGCAGTATCTATCGGGACTTACAGGTACTCCTATGGATAAAATTATAAACATACTATTACTTGTTATAATATTTGTGTTTGACCCTTTAGCTATATCTCTAGTAGTAGCATCTAATTTTGCTTTTGATAAAGCATATCCTAAGAAAAGAGAAAATTTATATGGTGAATTTGTAGCTAAAGAAAACATATGGGATACCCTAGAAGATGATGAAGAGGATGAACCATCTATATCTAATAATGATTTAACTGAATATATTAAGAATTTTGAAGTTAAGGATCCTGAAGAAGTAAATTCTAAAGAGGAGTTCATGGGGAAACTAGATGAAATAGAAAAAAAACTAGAAGAGGAACAACCCCCCCAATTGTTAGAAGAAGAAAGAATAGCAATTGAAAAAGAAGAAATGGAGAAAAAATTGCTTAAGGCAAGAGATATTCTACAACAATATGCAACCAACGTAATGAAATCCCAATCCTCATACACAACTGGGGATTATCTAAATGATCAAACCAACCAAACTTTGAAAAAGTTACAAAATATAGATGATGATCAAACTATTACATATTAATCTAAAAAAGTAAAAATGAAACAGAAATTTATTAATTTATTTATATTACTACCTCTTTTAACATTTGGTCAAATCCGAGATATAGATGCTGGGATTTATAAAGTAAAATATGATGAAGGGTTAGAAAACCCATTAGAAGTAACCTACACCATATTATGCCCAGAAGGTACAGCATCAAGAAAAGGTATGGATTTNCATGCTGTNGACTCAGTACATACTGCNAATAATGATGATTACAAATATAATGTATGGGACAAGGGACATATGGCCCCTGCAGCTGATTTTAACTGCGATAAAGAAACTTTAAAAAAAACATTCTCATATTTAAATTCATCTCTCCAACATAAGGGACTAAATAGAGGAGTTTGGAAATCTTTAGAAACTTACGAACGTAAACTTGCATTAATTGAATCCCCAGTTAATATTAAAATAGTAGTAAAATTTAGTGACAATCCTGAAAGAGTACCTGGCGGTGCAGCTATACCTCTGGGTTTTACTAAAACAATAACTACATCTGAAAGAGTATTATCTTTTTATTTTCCAAATGTACAACCAACTAAAAAAACATTTGAAGAATATAAGTTGTAATCCCACTTTCCCATTTATTATATTTGGCTCCCGTAGGGAGCCTTTGTATATTTAGGTATAATAATAAATAAAGGTTATGTTATTTAATCCCCTTAATTCTAGGAAACAACTAGAAGTTAAATTTTCCAAACTTCAAAAACTAAACTACAACCAATTTAGGTGGTGGCGTATGTATGATAACCCAAATAAACCTTTGGATAAATATCAACCTCTCCGTGACCGTATTTTAAATGGTGATTTTGAATATTCTCATTTCAAACCACAGGCAGAATGGTGTGAACATGAGATGAATGATGCTTGGGAAGAATGTTACCCTGATATAGGTAAATATAATGAAAAGACATCGATGTTACGTTCTAGAAGAAAACGTTTATTAGAAGATTTTGAAAAAGATGAATCTGAAAAATTACGACTCCTTACAAAAGGCTTTACAGATGATTTTAATATTACCCTAGAACAAGTTTATACAGAAATCGAAGGATGTTTTGGAGATATGATTGACCTTTATTATGTTATAGAAGATAAATACAGAAAAAAAATCAAATCCCCAACACGTAGGGGACGACCAAAAAGAACTATTTAAAAAAGTTATACAAATGAAAGTATCACACGAAGTACCTAGATGTCTTTTAACATCCTCACCTGAATACAATGATTACGACTATTGTCTTCCCCACCTATTAGATATAGATGAGGAATATAAACAATATTTTTACGAAGCTAAAAAATCAGGACGCTATGTTATTATGGATAATAGTTTACATGAACTTGGTCAAGCATACGACCATAAACGTCTATTATACTGGATTAACGAATTAGAACCAGATGAATTCATGGTGCCCGATGTCTGGATGGACTGCCATCAAACAGCGAACCAGGCTAAACATTGGTTGCAATATAAATTTCCTAAGAAAACTAAAAAAATAGCAGTAATTCAAGGTTCTAATAAAAATGAAGCATATTTATGTGCTGGTTTATTACGGGATTTAGGGTATGATAAGCTATGTGTATCCTATGGGGCAACTTGGTATAATGATTTCCTCCCTCATACAAATGAGGACATGGGGAAGGCATTAGGGAGAGTAAGATTTGTACAAGGTTTACTAAAACTAAAACATCTAAAAGATACTAAATTCCATTTATTGGGGTGTGCTGTACCTCAGGAGTTTGGGTGGTACGATAATAACCCAAGAATAGAATCCATTGACACATCAAACCCTATCATGGCTGCTTTAGAAGGTATAGTTTACACACAAAGAGGTTTAACTGTTAAGCCTAAAGCAAATATGAATGATTTTTTTGATGTAAAAATTGAAGATATAGACTATAATAAAGTTACAGTAAATACTAATGTTTTTAGACTTATTAATGGTCTCAAACTTTTAAAATCCTAACACATATTTTAGTAAAACCATTTGTGGTCTCTATAACTTATTTGTATATTACATAAAGTAAAACACGTTTGCCTATACGTAAAATACCAGGCACAATTTTAAAAATATATTTCCAATGGATTTAAACCAAGCATTAAACAATCTCCCAACTACTGACAAAAATGTACTAGCTGTACTATCAGGAGGATTAGATTCTTCTGTAATGACTATGATGTTAGTAGAAAAATATGGAGCTAAAAAGGTATCAGCTATTAGTTATGATTACGGTCAAAAACAAAAAATAGAATTAGATAAAGCTTCAAATTTATGTAAAACCCTAGGTATTAGACATAAAGTAATTGACTTATCTATTTTAGGGGATATAGCAAAACCTATGTCAGCTAATATAGGAGGTACAGATATAGAAATGCCTGATATTAAAGATGTTCTAGGAGATCCTCAACCACCCACATATGTTCCTTTTAGAAATATGATTCTATTATCTTTGACTATGTCTACAGCTGAAGTGGAAAATGCTTCCCATGTATTTACTGGTTTACAAGTTCATGATGAATATGGTTATTGGGATACTTCACAGAAATTTGTAGACAGTATCAACTCAGTCGCCTCCCAAAATAGAACCCACAAAGTAGAAATTGTAGCCCCATTTAGCCATTTATCTAAAGCACAAGAAATAGAAATTTGTAGAGAAATGGGGAAAGTGGATTTGTTAGAAAGTACTTTAACTTGTTATAACCCCAATGAAAAAGGTGAAAGTTGTGGGAAATGTCCATCATGTGCTGAAAGAATAATGAATTTTATGAAGGTAGGAATAAAAGATCCAATTCCTTATTCAATCGAAATCCCTTGGAATTAATATGTGTGCTATTGTAGGAAGTTTCGATAAAGATAAACTCAAGGAGTTAATCGAACTTAATTGTTATAGAGGAAATCATTCATATAGTATATCAGAGTACACACCAAAAACAAAATCTTTGTTTACTACAAGGGGGTTAGGGGATTTTCCATTTGAGATTTTAAAAGAACTTAAAGAGGGCAAATATTATATCGCCCATACTCAAGCCCCTACTACAGATGCAAAATCAACTAATAATATCCACCCTCACAGGTTCAATGATGATTATATGCTTTGGCATAATGGAATTATTAAAGAATCTTTTGTTAAAAAAATGCAAACCCAACTTAATATAGCAGAAAAATGGGATACAGCTTTATTGAATGAGTGGGTATATAACAATTATGATCTGGGGGAAGTAGATGGTACTTTTAGTTGTTTAAGGTTTGATAAAGGAAATCTAGTACTATTCAGAAATGAAATATCCCCTATGTTTATAGATAAGGATTTTAATATTTCAAGTACAAAATTTAAAAATTCAAAACCAACCCCCGCAGGTAAAGAACTTTATATGGATTTTAATATTAATTCAAAATCGGATATTGGAGTATTGGTTGAAATGGGTGAATTTAAAACAAAAGAAAATCCTTATTTCTTTTTAGAATAAATTTGGTTACCTTAAATAATTTTATTATATTTAAACATATAAAAACCGCTCGAGTGGTGGAATTGGTAGACACGCTGGACTTAAAATCCAGTGGACTGTAAGGTCCGTATGGGTTCAAGTCCCATCTCGAGTACAATTGGTCCGTTCGTCTAGGGGTTAGGACGCATGGTTTTCATCCATGTAACAGGGGTTCGATTCCCCTACGGACTACAAAAAACATATAACGAGTAAGGGGTACTCGTGAGTCTTTGATTACAGACTTAAACAAGTAATTGAGTTTTTAAAACAGCTTCTCTTAAAAACTGTTTTCTTTGGAATAAAGCCAGGTGATAGAGGCTCCAAGTAATTTGACTAATTTCAAGAGGGTAAGACCCGCAGGTTTATTGAAAGAAAGAAAACCGATACATCTACATAACTAAATCTCGGGTTATGGATTTTTTGTCCCATAGCTCAGTTGGTTAGAGCATCTGACTCATAATCAGAGGGTCCTTGGTTCGAGACCAAGTGGGACAACTAATTTCCTCCTTAGCTCAGTTGGTTAGAGCATCTGACTGTTAATCAGAGGGTCCTTGGTTCGAGCCCAAGAGGAGGAGCAAATTGACCCATGGTGTAATGGTAGCACTCCGGTTTTTGGTATCGTCAGTCAAGGTTCGAGTCCTTGTGGGTCAACAAAATCTAAAATTATATATTTATGGGAAATCAAAAATTACCTGATGCTAGAAAGCATCAAATTATTAGCTTTACTAAATCTGCTATCCGTATCTTAGGCTATGGTACTTTATGGTTTAATTTGGATCTTGCAGTTATT